AATCATAGTCGCTGCTGCATTTGGCGTATTTTACTACATAAGGACTTATTAAGATGTCAGGGATGCCAGATTTTGAAGCAGGCCAGTTGGTCAGCGCAGTACAGCAGCTAAACAAAGACGTTGAATCTTTGACGCGCACAATGACTAAGCTGAATGACCGACTAGCTGCACAAGAAATACAGTTAGCTAAAGGTAAGGGAATAGCGGCTGGTGTGATTGTCTTAGCAGCAATTTTAGGCGGTGTTTCATCTTATCTAATGAACAAAATGTGAGGCACTTATGGCATTAGTACCGCTAAACTTACCTGCTGGCGTATACCGTAACGGCACTGATTTGCAGTCACAAGGTCGCTGGCGTGACTCTAACCTAGTACGCTGGTTTGACGATACACTTAGACCGATTGGTGGCTGGCGTACTCGTAGTGACACTGCTAGTGCTGGTCAGATTCGTGGGATGCACTCTTGGATTGCTAACAACTCAGATCGCTGGATTGCTGCTGGCTCTTATAACAAGTTGTACGTTTATAGCGGTGCTGGAATACAGTCTGACATCACACCAACGGGATTAACGGCAGGCAATGAAGATGCGCTTAACCCTATCGGTTTTGGTACATCATTCTATGGTCGTGAATACTACGGAATTGCACGACAAGAAGCGGTAACGATTACACCAGCTACTACATGGTCTATGGATTCATGGGGTGAATATCTTGTAGTTTGTTCTAGTTCAGATGGCAAAGTTTACGAGTGGCAGCTAAACACTGGAACTATTGCCGCAGTGGTGGCTAATGCGCCTGTTAACAATCGTTCAATTCTAGTCACAGAAGAACGGTTTCTAATGTGTTTAGGTGCTGGTGGTAATCCACGTTTAGTGCAATGGTCAGATCGTGAAGATAACACCTTATGGACACCAGCAGCGACTAATGAGGCTGGTAGCCTAGAGTTACAGACTACAGGCCGTATTCAGTGTGGTGTGCGAGTACAAAACCAAGCCTTAATTCTTACCGACACTGACGCACATGTGGCTACCTACAGTGGGCCACCTTACGTTTTCGGCATTGAGCGTATCGGCACATCATGTGGCATTGTATCTACTCAGGCCGTTGCTGTTGTAGATAAGGGTGCTGTCTGGATGGGTAGCCGTTCATTTTATACCTACAGTGGTGGTGCGGTTACAGAGGTTAATTGCGAGGTTGCTGACTATGTATTCTCAGACATTAACCAAAGCCAGATAAGTAAAGTAGCAGCCGTTTCTAACGCCAACTTTGGTGAGATATGGTGGTTCTACCCGTCAGGCAGTTCTAACGAAAATAACCGATACGTTACGTTTAATTACAACGACAACACATGGGCGATAGGCGTTTTAGCCAGAACAGCAGGCGTTGATGCTGGTGTTTATCGCCAACCTATAATTGTCTCTGCTACCGACAAGAAATTGTACGAGCATGAGATTGGATTTAACTACGATGGCGGTGAGCCATTTGCTGAATCAGGGCCGATCAGCATTGGTAATGGCGATAATGTTATGTCTGTTACCAAAATGATACCAGACGAGAAAACGCAGGGTGATGTGGACGCAACTTTTAAAACTAGATTCTATCCCAATGATGTGGAGAGAACATACGGGCCTTTTAATATGGCTAACCCCACTAGCCTACGTTTTACTGGGCGACAAGTCAGGATACGCATTGAAGGTGTTAATGCTGATGATTGGCGTGTTGGCATTAATCGATTGGAAGTCATACAGGGTGGTAGACGTTGAGTATACTAGACCAACCACCAAGGCTAATTAACCTTAACTGGCTCCAGTGGGCGCAAAGAACATCTGCATGGCTTGCAATGACTCGCAGCGCATTACGCCAAAGAGTTGCGGGTGAATCAGCAGCAGAAGATGGTGTAATAATATGGGACAGGACAGGCTACCCAGTTGTCTCAAAGGACGGTGTTTATCGCCAGATCGTACTAGCAGATGGTTTTGGTAACTTTTCAGCTACAGCAGATATTGTGGCTGCATCACCTAATACGGCTTATTCAATAGCGTTTACTGCGTCTACTGCTGACGGTGGTATATCGCTTAACGCTTCTGATAACACTAGAATTGACTTTGCAGAGGCAGGCGTTTACAGCTTGTCAGGTCATTTACAGCTTAAATCAACCAGCGCATCAACAAAGACTTTATGGTGGTGGATAGCCATTAACGGGGCTAACACCAACCATTCTGAGCGTATGAGCCTGCACAACAACAACGGCTTGCACATACTAGGCGTTAGCGACCAGTTAAACTTATCTGCTGGTGATTACATTAACGTCAAGTGGGCTACAGATGATGTGACTTTGTTTTTAGACGCATCTGCTGCGACAGCCTTTGCTCCAGCCTCAGAACCTATAAATCTAAGCATTACTAGAAGCCGACAATGACCGAGCTAGATCGTTGCAGGGTATGGATAGAAGCGGCTTTAGAATACAGTGGTGGTACTCACATTTATGAAGATATTGTGACTGCTGTAGTAGAAGGTAAGATGCAATTATGGCCTGCTGAGAAGTCATGCTGGGTTACAGAGATTACGGTATACCCACGCAAGAAGGTGCTTCATGTGTTTCTGGCTGGTGGTGATTTAGATGAAATTTTAGATATGCACGAATCAGTGGTACAATGGGCCAAAGATCAAGGCTGTGAAAGCATGACTCTGACAGGCCGAAAAGGTTGGGTTAAAGCATTACAACATAATGGCTGGAAACCACAGCTAATGTTATTAGAGAAGAGGTTTTAAAATGTCAAAGGGCGGCACTACATCAGGTAGCACAGAAATTCCAGCATGGTTAGAAGATGCTGCGATTGAAAACATCAACAAAGCGCGTGATGTATCCCAGATTGGCTATGTTCCGTACTACGGGCCAGACGTTGCAGCTTTCTCACCCATGCAGCAACAGTCTATGCAATCTACGGGTAACGCAGCTAGTGCCTTTGGATTGGCCCCACAAGGCTTTAACGCAATGGCTGGTATGCCACAAGCAGAAACCTTTGCAGGCGGCTTACAGGGCTATTCTAGCGCACCCTTGTACGAACAATCACTAGACAAGCTATTTGCCAATGCTCCAGCCCAGTACAGGGCGTTAAACCAGCAGTTCATCGACCCGTTCACAGGCGCAAGACCGCGCAGTGGATACAATGCTACACCTATGCAAGTAAGCCAAATGGCTTCTGGTGGCGGTGGCGGTGGTGGCGGTGTTGATTCTACTGGCCCAGTTGGTCGTGATAGTAATAACTATGGTGAGTATTTTGGCGTAAACAGTGAATACAACCCGTACAAATACTCAATGCCTACTAAAGACATTAGCGGTGATGGTGTAATTGATTATCGAGATATGAGTTTTGGTGAAGCTGGTCGCAGAGACATAGGCTTTGGTGAAAAAATAGGTAATTTAATTAAGGGTGTTACAGGAATTAGCGCAATTGAGGGTATGATTGATTATGGTCAGGGGATAGCAGACGGGTTTACTCCAAGCCCATTTGATAATGGTTTGTTTTCGCAAAGTATGAAGTCAACAATGACACCAGAAGAATCTATGCGAATCATTAACGAAGGTGCTGCTAGGTATAATCGTTTAAGGACTGATCGTGGTTTTGACCCAAATTCTTTATCGAATGAATTAATTGGTGCGGTAACAACCCCATTAGAGCCAGCTAACATTATAAATGGTAACGGCTACTACGGTAGTGGCGACCAATATGCCCAATCAAGAATAGCAGTTCAAGAAGCCCAACGGCAGCAACTTGCTCAAGCTAGGCAAGAAGCTGATATACAGATATTATTAGATCAAGAAAATGCTTTTAATGCACAACAAGCCGCAGCGCAGAATTATGCAAATGAGCAAGCCGCAGCAGCACAAAGAATGGCGGCTGAAAAAGCAGCACAGTTAGCGCATAATCAAGCAATGGCAGCAACTAGAAGCACAGTTAACGATGGCCCCCAATGGTCGCCAAGCGGCAATGGCTTTGGTGCTTCTAATAGTTCGGGAAGCACATCATCTGGTCAAACTGATTACGGATACTTTTAAGGAATAAGATTATGGCAGGCGCACCTACAGGCGGTTTTAACGTCAATCAAGCAGCAGCAGGCGGCATCCAACAAGCAGGCATGGGCGCAGCAGCAGGCATGGGCTATCGCCCGATGGCAATTACTGCTCCAACACAGGCTGGCTTACAACAGTACACCAACCCATACGAGACTCAGGTTGTTCAGCAATCTTTAGGCGACTTAGAACGTAGTCGGTTGATGGCCCAGAACGTAGGTGGCGCACAAGCAGGCGCAGCTAACGCATTTGGTGGCGCACGGCATGGTATTGCAGAGTCAGAGACTAATCGTGCCTTTGCAGATCAAGCGGCTAGGACAGCGTCAGGATTGCGGCAGACAGGCTTCCAGAACGCACAGCAAATGGAACGTCAGGCCCAGATGCAGAACCAAGCAGCAGGCTTATCAGGCGAACAACAGCGCATGGCAGCAGGCCAGCAGTTAGGTAGCTTATCTAATCTAGGCTTTGGCATGGGACAGCAAATTCAAGGCCGTATGGATCAGCAAGGCGCAATGCAGCAGGCACTACAGCAACAGTTGATTAATGAAGCTAAAGGCCAGTACGCAGGCTATACGGGCGCACCAGCACAATCCTTGCAGTATTTGCTACAGGCAGTAGGTGGCGCACCAGCTTCTGGTCAATCAAGTGAAACGTATGACGCAGGATTGTTTGATTACCTTACGTTAGGTGCAAAGGCTTACGCTTCTAACCCTGCCAAAATAGGAAGTATGTTCGGATTTGGGGGTTAATATGGGATTATTAGACAATATTAAAGGTGGACGACCTTCACCAAGTATGTCAAACGATGATAGAAGCTCATTAGCTTTAGGCTTGGCTTCTGGCTTTGCAGGCATGAGTGGCAACCCCAACACAGCTAGCATTATGGCTGGTATTGAAGGGCAGCAGGCGGCTTTGCGTGATGATCGAAAGGCTGCTCAAGCTAAAGATTTGGCAACACAGCAAGCAAAAAACCAGCGCAACAGAACCGCCACATTTTTAAGAAGCAAGGGCGATCAAAGGTTTTCTGATTTAGCAGACGCGCTTGAGGCTCAAGAGATTTCTGGTGCTGATGCTTGGTCTGAGTATCAACGGCTGATGAAGTTTGACGATAGAGAAAGAAAGACATTTACAGACCCTTATGGCGACCTTAGATACCTTGATGGTAATAAAGAACTGGTTATGGGCGGTGCAGCACCAACGCAAGTAATGCAGGGCAGTATTGAAGAACGTAATAGCGGCACTGGTGCAATACCAACTAAAAGATACACATTAAAACAAAGTTCTAAAATTGATACTTTAAGTGATGATATTAGAACTAGCTTTAAGGGCTTTGACATGGTTTCTGATGGTTGGGATAGAATATCAGCGTTTTTTGAAAACAAGGGTGCTGTGTCTGATTATTCACTAGCAGTGGGCTATGCCAAGATACTTGACCCAACATCAGTGGCGCGTCAAAGTGAAGTAGATGCCATTGCAAATTCTAGTTCCTTATCTGCGTCTATACAAGCGCAATTAACAAAGGCTATTAAAGGCACTGGTGGATTACCGCCTGCATTAAGAAATGAAATTGCTGATCTTTCTAGGCGCATATACATAAAGAAAGCAAATAAAACTAAAACTAGATTGGATAAATACGAAGCCTCTGCTAAAAGGTTTGGAATAGATTTAAAAGATATTTATTTTGGTTCAGATATTACGATTCCTGATGAAATAACGCCAGATTTATCAGTTTATGTTCCATCAATAATACCGCCAGCAATAGCAACTTATGGTACTGGTATGACACAAGATGAATGGGAGGCTATGCCCATAGACGAAAAAGAAAAATTAATTACTTTAATGACTAATTAGGATTTATCATGGCAGAACTTAAAATGACTCCTGAAGGTCAGGCTTATCTTGATAGCCTTGGGGTAAAAAAAGCAAAAAAGAAGCAATTAATTGAAAAAAATGCTGAAGCGGCAGGCTCCCAAAAAATACGCACTTTTTTTCAAGGCTTATCAATGGGGTGGAGTGACGAAGTGGAAGGGGCTATTGCCTCTATGTTTTCAGACAATACTTATGATGAAGAACGTGATGAAATTCGTGCAAAGTTAAAAGCCTTTAAAGCAGCAAACCCAAATGAGGCATTATCGTTAGAGGTTATTGGCGCAATCGTTCCCATGTTTACCCCTGTTGGGTGGTTAGCAAAGGGTGCTGGCGTTTCTGCTACTGCTGCTAGGGCTTTCTTAGCGGCTGGAACAGAGGGAGCCGTTTATGGTGCTGGCTCAAGCGAGGGAAGAAATGTAGGCGAAGTGTCTGGTGATACTGTAACAGGTGCAGTTACATCTTTAGCTACAGGTGGTGGTTTATGGCTGGCTGGTGGTGGTATAAAAGGTATTGGCAACGCAACTTATAAGTGGGCAAGAGAGCGTCTTGGCGACAAAGCTGCATCAGTTGTTGAATCGGAATTAGCAGAGCTTGTTGCTAAAACTGGTAAGTCAGTTGACGAAGTGGTGGCTGATATTGCATCAGGCAGAATTATGGCAAATAACGATACATTGACCATAGCGATAAAGACAATAGTTAATGAAGGTGGTGAAGCTGGAAGGGAAGCAATAAAACTTGCAGCAAGAAATAACAAACTATCAAAAAGTAGAGCAGTCACTTCTTTGCAACGTTTATTTTCACCTGACTCGCTTAAAGGTGATGGTAACTTAGTTCGCTATATGGATGAAACAGAAGAGGCTTTATTAGCTGCTGAAAGAAAAGAATATGGTGATGCGTTTGAATTAACACCAGAAGTAACTGGCGAGATTCAAATGACATTGCAAACTCTTGTAACAAGATTCCCAACGGCTGCTAAAGAATTAAAAAAACTTTATGAAGAAATGGGCATGGGAAGTGATGCTTTTATTAAAGCAGATGCAGACGGAAACATTGTGTTAAACAAAATGGCAAGCCTTGAAGATGCCGAAACAATGTACCGAGTTTTGCGAGATACGACAAGCAAACTTTATAAAGACAGTAAAGGAACAAGGGGTAAAAACCTAAAGGGTTTGGCTAATGATTTAAAAGACCAGCTAGACTCTACTTACAGTGGCTTGGCAACAGCTAGGTTAAATGCCTCTATAGTACGGGATAGTGCTGATGCCTTTAAAGAAGGCAGAAAAATGTTTAGTGATAGTCAAAATGTTGAAGCTGTTGATGTTTATTTAACAAAATTAATAAAAGAGAAAGACCCACAAGTTGTTCAAGGTTTTTTAAATGGCTTTTTAACAACAGCAAAATCAAAAATCAATTTTACTCCATCAGTAATGAAAAGATTAGGTGATGATAGCACTAATATTTCTCAGGTTTTACGCACAGTTATGGGTAGAACTGGTAAGCAGGGTGAAGAAGTTTTAGCAAAACTGGATATAGGAGGTGGTGCAAACGCATTAAAAGTTGGTATTCCTAGCGTGGCAGGCTCACCAACTCAAGCCTTAACCAAAGAAGTAAATAGAAGAGGCACAGGCACAGGCGCAGGCATTATTCGTACCGCAGTTTCAGGTATGCCAGACCCAGAATCGGTATTAAATATAGTTCAACGAATGACATCTAATGCTCCAATTAAAATAACACCAGAACAAAACATGGAAATTGTTAAAGTGTTATTTAGCACTAACCCAGAAGTTGTAAGAAAAGCATTAACTGATGAAACAGGAATGGCACAGTTAGGCAATGCAGTTACCAATATTGTTGATGGTTTCTTAAAGGGTGCTAACAGACCGATACAGCAGCAAGCAACACAAGAGGCTATGGATACAAGTGGTGGAGAATTTGCACGAGATTTTGGAAATTACTCTGAGCAAGGTATTATGAGTTTAATTAACGAGGGCAAGTAATGTCAAAAATGTCAAAAGACGAAATCCAAGGCGCAATTACAGACGCTATACAAAGTGCTATTGATTACGTTGACAGCGACATAGCAGGCCAGCGTGAACGCGCTCAGAGCTACTTTGATGGCAATGTAGACCTAGACCATGAAGATGGGCGATCTAGGGTAGTGTCTACCAAAGTGCGTGATGTAGTGCGTGGTGCTAAACCAAGCCTAATGCGTATCTTTATGAGCAACAATAAGTTTGTTGAATTTACGCCTAAAGGCCCAGAAGATGTAGAAAATGCTGAACAGGCTACGGCCTACTGCCATTGGATATTCAACAAGGTTGGTGGGTATAACGTCTTATCTAACGCAATCCATGACTCATTGGTTAAGAAAGTAGGTCTAGTTAAAGTCTGGTGGAATACCGAGACAATCGCTAAATCGTACACCTATGAAAATTTAAGTGATGAAGAAGTACAAGTTTTAGTATCAAAAGACGGTGTTGAAGTTGTAGAACATCGACAAGAAATAGAAATGGAAATGGACGAATTTGGCTTAGATATTGAGCGTAACGTCCACAGCATGGTTATTTCTCATAAGTATGAAGAAGGGGAGATGGTCATTGAGGGCATCCCACCAGAAGAGTTTTTCATCGATGGTTCAGCAAAGTCGATTGATGATGCCTACATCTGCTGTCACCGTAGCGATAAACGCGCTGGCGATCTAGTGGCAATGGGTATAGACCAAGACGTTGTAGACAGCCTTAACGGTTCAGATAATGATTCATTGATCGGCAATGTTGAAAAAATACAGCGATTTGGCGAGTCTATTCAAGGTGATGAAGAAGTAGATAATGACCCATCCATGCGATTAGTCACTGTCACAGAAGCATATATGCGTATTGATGCAGAGGGTGATGGCATCCCGACATTACATAAATTCTTGTGTGGTGGTACTGATTATGAAGTGCTTGAGATGGAACCTTGGGACAAAGCCCCGTTTGCTGACTTCCAAGTTGACCCAGAGCCACACGCATTCTATGGACGCTCTTTGGCTGAACTGGTACTGCACGACCAAGACACCACCACTAGCGTACTACGAGGCATTTTAGACAACGTAGCCCTAACCAACTCACCACGCCTAGAAGTTATGGAAGATATGGTGGAAATGGATGACGTACTTAACAACGAAGTGGGTGCAATCATTCGTAGTGAACAGATTGGCTCAGTTAACGCACTAACGGTTCCTTTTGTCGCAGGCTCTACGCTACCAGCTTTACAGTACCTTGATATGCTCGTAGAAGAGAAAACAGGCATTAGTAAGATGTCTATGGGCTTAAACCCAGATATGCTACAAAATACGTCAGCTACTGCTGCGGCCCTAACTGCACAAGCTGGTGCTGGTCAGGTCGAAGTAATGGCTAGAAACCTTGCAGAAGGTACTAAGAAGCTATTCCAGCTAATGCTACACGTTGCAGTTAAAAACTCACCAGACGAGCAAATGATGCGCTTAAATGGACAGTTTGTACCTGTTGACCCAGCAGTGTGGGATAGCTCAATGGATATGGAGATTAATGTTGGTTTAGGCACTGGTCAGGAAGATGCCAAGGCCGCAGCATTAATGCAAACATTCCAAACACAGCAGCAAATTTGGCAGACCTACGGGCCACAGAATGGCTTAGTTTCAATGACACAAATGCGTAACACGTTAGCAGACACATTAGCCTTATCTGGCTTTAAGAATGTTGACCGTTATTACGCACCAATGAATCCAGAAATTGAGCAGCAGTTAATGGCTCAAATGGCTGAACAGGCCGCACAAGCAGCGCAGGGTGAGCAGGGCGACCCAATGGCACAAGCACTGATTCAAGCTGAACAGATCAAAGCGCAAGCCAGTATGCAGGGCGCACAGATGAAGATGCAGGGCAAGATGCAGGCTGATAACATTAAAATGCAGGCTGATTTGCAAGTTAAGGCTGCTGAGATGCAGTCTAAACAGGGCCAAGAGCTGGCTGAATTGCAGCTTAAATATCGTGAATTACAGGCCAGTGATGACTTAGAGCGCGATCAGATGAACCAAGACCTACTTGTCGAGGCTGCTAAGATTCTAGGCCAGTACGGAACAGCCGTTGATGTTGAGCGTGTAAAGGCTATGCAAGCTGCTCCAAGAATCGGTAATGTGCAATGATAAGAAAGGCGCAGGCTGAACATTTATTAAAAGATGATACTTTTACTACAGTATTTGATATAATCCGACAAGAACAGGTAAAAAAGTTTTTAAAGTCTAGCAAATCCGATACGGAAACTAGAGAAGATGCTTATGCAATGACGCAGGCATTAAACCAGTTTGAACATATACTCAAAAGTGCAATCACTAATGAGGTTATGAAAGACAAACGCAAGAAATAGGATAGCACCGTGGAAACGACTACCCCGATTAGCATTGAAAGTGCAGCAGAAGCGTTAATGACTCCAGTTGAGTCAGAAACAACCGAAACAGAAGCACCCGAAACCGAAGTGGCAGAGGTTGAAGAAGAAGAGGTTGAGCAAGAGTCAGAACCAGAATCAGATGATAATGCAGAATATGCTGAATCAGATGATGACGATGATGATGATGAATATGAAGCATCGGACGAAGATCAAGCCGATCAAGCAGGGCCAGAAACATTTTCCGTAAAAATAAACGGTGAGAATGTCGATGTAACCCTAGATGATCTAAAGCGAGACTATTCAGGCCAGCAATATATTCAAAAGGGCATGAAGCAAGCCGCAGAGCAGCGCAAACAGGCAGAAGAGGCTTTTAACGGGCTTAGTCAGCAAAGAGCGCAACTTGAGCAGCTTATGCAACAGGTAGGGCAGCAGGGTATTTTAACGCAGCCAACTCCACCCACAAAGGATTTGCTTAATGCAGACCCTTTGGGCTACATCGAAGCAGATGCTAGTTACCGTGAAGAGATGGGAGCGTATCAAGCCCAGCAGCAAGAATTAGGACAGCAACAGCAAGCAATGCAGCAACAGCAAGGACAGGCACATCAGGCCCACTTGCAGTCGCAGATGGCAGAATTGCAGCAAGCTATTCCAGAGTTTGGGGATGCTAAAAAAGCACCTAAAATGAAGGAAAGGCTAGTTAAGCAAGGTATGGCCGAGGGATACACTGCCGAAGAAATCGGTGGAATTGTAGACCATAGGGCTATGAAAGTTCTGCATAAAGCAATGCTATACGACCAAATGGTGGCAGGGGGTGGTGACGTACAAGCCAAACTCAAGAAAGCTAGGCCGTTAATGAAAGCTGGCACTAAGAAACAACCTACGTCTGCTGCTAAGAAGTATGGCAAGCAAATGTCGAAATTGAAGAAATCAGGCAGCATAGACGATGCAGCCGCATTATTGTTTAATAGTTAAATTTTAATCATTTAGGAAGAAATTATCATGGCACAACCAGCCCACACATTTGACACATACGATGCCAAAGGAATACGTGAAGACTTGTCTAACGTAATCTATGACGTATCACCAGAAGAAACTCCACTGCTAAGTGCAATCGCTAAAGTAAAGGCGACTAACACCTTGCATGAATGGCAAACCAATGCGCTACGCGCTGCCACAAATAACCATCACGTTGAAGGTAGTGACACTGCTGCTACGGCAGTAACCCCAACTACTAGGGTAGGAAACTACACGCAGATATTTAAAAATTCTGTAATCACATCTGGCACTAACGACACTGTTGAAGCTGCTGGTCGCACAAACTCAGAGATGTCATATAACATCTTGCGTGAGGCGATTGTTCAGAAGCTAGACCAAGAAAAGGCTATCTTTGAGAACGTAGCGCGTGTAGCTGGTAATGCTACTACTGCTCGTAAATTAGCTGGTTTAGGTGCTTGGTTGAAGACTAACGTGACCAATGTTGGTGTTGGCGGTGCTAACCCTACTGGTGACGGTACTGATGCTCGAACTAACGGTACGCAGACAGCCTTTTCGCAGGGTGATTTTGATAGCTGTATGCAATCCACTTGGGAATCAGGCGGAAAGCCAGACACTGTCTACCTTTCAGCGTTTCAAATGAATGTTGCTCTTGGCTTCACTGGTAACAACAACCAGCGTCAAACTGGTAATGTTGGCACTGTCAACAACAACCTTGCGATCTACATGACACCTTGGGGACAGGTTTCTTGGCAGCCTTGTCGTGAAAACCAATCGCGAGATGTTTGGTTGATTGAAAACGATAAGTTGGCACTAGCCACTTTACGTCCAATGAAGAACGAAGCCTTGGCTAAAACTGGCGACAACGAACATCGTCAAATCGTTTCTGAATGTACTTTGGTTGTACGCTCGGAAGTGGCTTTGGGCTTAGTTGCTGACTGTAC